AATTCCCATACAAGGTGAATGCTGTATCATTGATGTCATTCAGTAGTCAATTGAAAGACTTGTGTCTTAACACAGGTGGTAAACAGATTGAAGTTACAGAAGATGACAAAGTGTTTACATATTCTGTTGAAGCAGGAAAGCAAGAACTTAAGTATTGATTTTTTTGTTTTATTAATCCCTGTGAAGTATATTTGCAGGGATTTTGTATAATCACTGGGGACTATAATCGCCACAAAGTAGTTTAAATAGTCAATGTATGTGCTGCGTATCACTGAACTTACCTATATTATACATTTTTAAAAGTTGATCATTGGTCAACACAACTAATTGAACTGTGCCCTCACACGAGGGACATTTGGGGATGACATGGAATTGATTTAATAAGCATGGGTTACAATTCAGCCAGAGAGATAACTGTAAACTAAGGTGAATATAATAAATGGCAAAAACAATTCTCGTGTAGTATCTCAAGGAGACAACGCACAAATCGAAGCTAACATGAACAAAGTGTTCTCATTATTAACTGAGGATATTGATCTTGTTGTAGCAGCCTAAACATTCAAAGATTTTCTTGTTAGATTAAACAAGATGGTGGTTTCGCTAACATAACTGTTGGCCCCAGAGTATCTCCTGCAGACTCTTTAAATAAGTGTAGGAATATAAGCTGTATAAAATTGTAACTATTTGAGTATTAAAGACCTGAGTTCGAGTCTCAGCATCTCCACTAGTTATGTCTTTTGCATTGTACATAACTTTTACCATTTCCCTACACATGTCTCAAGTGTGTAGGGATTTTTTAATTTGTATTAATCCTTAATAACAATAGAAATGAAAACAATTAAATTAATTCCAACTGAGTTTTATGAATTTAGAAAATTAGCATTTGCAATGTCTATTGCATTTGTATGTACAATGGCACAGGGTGTGTATATTGTAGAAGCCAGTATAGACCAACTTGAACAGTTGGGTTATTAAGGAGGGAAATTCAAGGGCTCTGTAGTGGAGCCCTTATTTCTTATTAACTTAAAACAAATAAGATTATGACACTAGAAACATATATAGAATGTTTATATCAAACTGTTATGCATAATTTTAATGAACACATTGAAATGCTTTACATTCAAGCAAAAAGCAAAATTTCAAAAGAAAGTGTAAAGGAAATTGATGAAAAATCCATTGAAGACTGGTTAAAAAAACGTGGTTATACAATGAATTATGTTTTAGGAAAAAGAGTAATGGTAAAAGATTTTACTTGTGTTTTTGTAAATAAAAATGTAATTGAAGTTTGGCATGATAAAACTAAAAATAATAAATCAGTTTTTATAAATGAAAGTTTACTAACTGGATTACCAATTACATTAGACTATATGGAAAGAATTTAAAAATAACTAAGATATGAACAAATTTGAATGTAGTGAGTGTGGTACAATATATCGCTCACCAGAAACAACACCACCTCCAGGAATCAAATGGAGCGATGGTCATACGTGTAACCCTAAACCTGTAAACAATGAAAAATGAGTTTGTTAGCTATGAGATAGCATTGGCCTTAGAAGAATTGGGTTTTGATGAACCTTGTTTAATAGACTATCAAATTGAAAATAATGAACTGTTCACAGAATTTCATGAAGATGGTATAACAAATAGTAAACTTCATAAAATTACTGATGAACTAAACGAAGATCAAATTAAATTTGAAGAAGAATTGTATGATTACAGTTATGCAGTACCACTATTTCAACAAGCTTTCAAATGGTTTGAGAACACTTATGGGTTGTTTGTTGACAGACAAACTATGTGTTCTGTAAATGAAGTGATGAGTATGGATTATTATATTCATTCTATTAATGGTACATGGAAAATAGATTTACCTGCAGATTATTCAGAATTTGATTCTTATAAAGCTAATACAGCTTGTATTGAAAAACTAATTGAAATTGTAAAATTAAAGAAATAATGAAAAAACTACTATTAGGAGCTCTACTACTATTGAGCAGTTTTGTGTGCATGGCACAAGAAACATTCGTTAAGAAATACACATCAATGATTGCTGTGAGTAATAACGTAAAAGGTGAATGGCAATCAACAGATATGACTGTTGTATTCAATCCCAAGGGAGTTACAGACATTGTGTTCTATTATCCAAATGGATCTATAAGAACATTTCATCAAATAACTGATATGACAAAAGACACTACAACCAATGGTGATGAATATCAAATTGTAGAATGTTTAGATGAATCAGGAGACAGAGTGGCTATTCAATTGTTTGATGATGACACGTGTCTTAGAGTGATTATAGACAAGGGATGGTTTATTGAATTTCATAAAGACTAAGCTATGAGAAGATATTTAATATGTTATTGGACAGAGCGTAATGATGAAGCTACAGATCTAGAAGAAATTGTAGAAGCAGATAACATTATGGAGGCACTTAAAAAATTTACAGCAGACAATGTGTTTAAATCAATAGACAGCATTAGTCTTATAGTTAACCCTAATTATATACCAGATTTTGATTATGGAAGCAAATAAAAACATACATTTATTACCAACGTCAGAAGTTTGGAAAAATGTAATTGGATACGAAGGTTTATATCAAGTATCTAATCTTGGTAATGTAAAATCTTTAGATAGAGAAGTTGCTCCAAACAATAGAGTTCCTTATTGGAGAAAAGGTAAGATGTGCAAACAATCTAAAAGTAATCTTGGATATATGACTGTTGGTTTTACTGTTAATAATGTAAAAGTAAATAAGTATGTTCATAGATTAGTTGCAGAGGTATTTGTTGACAACATTAATGATTATCCACAAGTAAACCATATAGATTGTAATAAAACCAATAATAAAACAAACAATCTTGAATGGTGTACTAACTCACAAAATCACATACACGCTACTAAAAATGGATTAAACAAACTTCATTTACATAGAGTTGCATATTCAGGAGAAGAAAATGGTAGGTCATTATTAACAAAAGAACAAGTTTTAGAAATAAAACAAAAGTATATTCCTTATAAGTATTCAGCTAAAAAGCTATCAAAAGAGTATAATGTAAGTGAATCTTGTATAACACATATTTTAAACAACACATCATGGCAAAAAATATCTATAACATAGGAAAAGAATTGTTTATCACTAATGATGAAGAAATTAAAGAAGGAGGTTATGTTTTTTGGGAAGGTAAAATATACAAATATAGAGATTTTATGAAAATGAGAACTCCTGTGTATACTGACTATTTTTCAATCATCCTAACAACAGATACAGACCTTATCAAAGATGGCGTACAAGCTATTGATGATGAATTTTTAGAATGGTTTGTTAAGAATCCAAGTTGTGAGTTTGTAAATATTAGACCATTTAAAAAATTTAAAGGAGAAAATGAAGTTGAGCCAATTTACAAAATAATCATTCCAAAAGAAGAACCTAAACAAACAGTTCAAGAATATGAACAACAAGGTTTAGAAAAACATTCTTATGAGTTAGAACCTAAACAAGAACTATTAGAAGAAGCTGCTGAAATAGAAAAAATAGCAATGGATAAACTTAAAAGTAAATGGGAACATCTATACACTTTTGGTTATCCAAAAAAACCATTTCCTACAAATTATGAAAATGATTTGAATAATGTTAAAGTAGGATTATATGAAGGTGCTAAATGGCAAGCTGAAAGAATGTATAGTGAGGAAGATATGATTGATTTTGCAATGTTTTACTATACACATCAAGGAAAAGCTACTAAATATTGGGGTAAAGATTTATTTAAAGAATGGTTTGAACAATTTAAAAAATAATATGAGAATGTTTTATACAGTGGACGATGGTTGGCATAAACACTATTATTTTTTAGAATATAGGTATTATGTAAAAAAGTTATTTTAAACAATTTAAAAAGAAATAAGACATGGAAGATGAAATACGCACCATAGAATACACAATTAGAAACATTTTCTATAAAGACAAAATCACTAAACTTGATGTTAATATAGCAAACAAGCTTTTTAAGAAATGGAAGGTGTTAACACAACATGTGGAGAATACTAAATCTCCTATAATGGAATCTATATTAGAAGAAGAACCAAATTATAAATCAAATAAATATTAACATAAAAATAAAAAAAAAAACATGCGTATAATCAATGGTAAATGGCAGGATGTTAACCAAGATCCTGTAGATAATTTTAATGTCTCACAGCTCCTAGAAATAGGTCAGAAAGTGAAAGCAGTGTATGGTGAGAAGATTACCTACGACAGAATCAATCTTATGTCTTCTATAAGAAGACTTACACTAAAAGAAGAAAGTGACCTTGCTTATTTATTAGAGCAAGAAGGTATGATATCTAAACTAGCAGGTTATTGATGGAAGACAAAGATGTAATAGGAAAAACATTCATTGCATTCAAGTTTGATGATACACATCTTAAATATAGTTCTCAATATGAAGAATCATTTGGAAAAAAAGCTCAGGTGCTTCATTTACATCACAATCTTCCTTATGCATTTTGTAGAATTAATATAAGTTCTACAACTAAAATTGAAAACTATTATCCATTACAAATGATAAAAGATCAACTTGAGGAGAAAGAAAAGGAAGAAGCAATGAGTATCGAAGACATTATTAATCAAATGAAACATTTAATATCAAAACTATGAGTAAATGGTATATACTAGACAACAATCACAAGCCTGTTCATAAACCAGTTTTAGAATCAGCAAAGTGGATGGAAGATAATCCAAATAGAAAGAAAGTTGGATATGACGAACTAACAGACCTCAATGGTGATGAGGTTCGTGTATCAACAGTGTTTCTTGGATTAGATCATTCTTATGGTGGTGGAAAACCAATATTATGGGAAACTATGATATTTGGAGGAGAAAATGATCAAGCGTATCAAGAGAGATATGCATCTTATGAACAAGCTATTGAAGGACATCAAAAAGCAATTAATTTTATAAAAAAAGGAAATTATGGCAACACTGAGTAAACAAATTCAAGACATTATTGATAACACAAGTGATGTGTTATACAGAGAAGAGATCTACATTAATGGTAAACATGAATATGATTATCACAAACTAGAAGCTGCAAGAAATGCAACAGTACATACATTATACTTCAGTGATGATGATGAATGGGATGATGTTGTTAGAAAATCAGTGGCTATGCAATTAGTAGACACAGGTGATGGAATACAAATCATTGGTCTGTGCACTAAGAAAGAGATTGACTATTTAGAAGCTGAGCAGCTTCATATATTGTTAAGACTAGCAAGTGTACATTGTGTCTATCAGATAGCTGAACCAACACCTAAAAAAGATTTCTAATGTGGTATCCAGCTGAAATTGCAGTAAAGAGCTATCTGCCTCCAGAATTGGAGGTAGGTATGCTTTTCACTAACAGAATTTCTGTTGGTGTAATAGAACCATTCATTGAGCTCTTTGAGCTTGAAGAGATTCCTGAAGACCCAGATGCATTTATGAGTAGACATGGTGTTCCTGTAGAACTAGTCATTATTGATGAGAGTGGTAACTTACTTGCTTCACATGATGAAATAGGTTGGTGGGATGAAGGAGAACATACAGATGAACTCAGAGACATCACATTAGATGATATCAATTACCTATTACGAGAGTTTGATGGTTATATTGATATTGAATATGATGAAGATGAAGGAATAGTCTTTATGGAAGATAAAGTGGTGTTATCTCTAGTACCAGACGAAGAGCTTGATGACTGGGATGTAACACTAAACGATGGATTAGAAGAAGAATAATCATGGCAGAAAGAAAGAAAACTTATATAAACTCAAGTAACAAACATGCTGTTAGAGAGTTCTTAATCCAAAGATTCCAATTTGAATCAGTAGTTGGATTAGCAGGTCCAGACATCAATGAATATCTAGCATATCTAGAATCCAAAGGATGTACACAATTTGAAATCTATGAGAATAACTCACAGGTAGCATTGCAACAACTATCCAAGATAAGATCAAAATCTAAGGTGGCATTGATATGCAGTGATATTATTAAAGCAAACCCAGATAAAGAGAATGTATTGTTTGATCTTGACTTTTGTGCTTCTGTTAGATTCTTAACAGATCACATTGCTAAGTTCAAAAAGAACTTCATTATGACATTTAGTTATAGAATAGGACTACAAGAAACAATTGATACATTCTTCAAAGCTAGAAAAGAGAAAGTGATAGCCAGTGTTGATTATTCATCACCTATGCCTCACACAATTTACAAAACAAAACAAGGAAATTATTTATTCATCAAGTATTGGGACACATCAGCTATGTGTTGCTTTGCTAAAATTTAGAAAACATGCAAAAACAATCAAAAGTAGATTTTTACACAAGAGAACAAATACAAGAGATGAAATCTCTCTTAAAAGATGAGAATGTAAATATAAATAACATAGGCATTCAATTAGCTGCCAAATATGGTAGAAGTGTAAATGGTATTAAGTATAAATTGTACACTTTAAATAGAAAAATGAATCCTGATACAGTTAGAGAAATAAAAAAGGTGACTACTAGAATTCAACCTGCAGACATAGGTGTAGAAGTACCACATGGTATGACATTCGAAGGAACACCTAAAAAGATTATGTTACACTCTGACCACTTTAGAATATACTTTTAATAACTAAATAAATTTTAAATCATGAAACATTACACACCAAAGCAGATTAATCAAATCAAACAAGAAATTAGAACAGGAAAGCCTGTAGCTATCATCGCTGATGAATTAGCAAAAGAATGGAAAAGACCAGTTAATGGAGTTTATCACAAAGTGCTAAGATTGTCCAAGATGACAAGAAAGATTGTTAACACTTACTCAGGTCCAGCTAAAAGACCTTATGTAAGAAAGAAAGCACCAAGACCAGCTATTATACAAGAACCTGTTACAATGGAGTTTGAACCTATGCCAGGCTCTCTATGGGATAACTTTGATAAGAGAATGGAAGAGATTGCTGCAGACATTGATGCAAAACAAGTACCTGTTGTACAAGAGATCTGTGAAGAAATTATTCATCCTGACATTGAAAGACAACCTGCAGAAATAGGTATTGAAGTGCCTGCAAGTGTTGTTTCATTCACTGATACACCAAAGAAAGTGGTGATATATTCAGACCACATCAGATACTATTTTAATAACTAAACCTGTTAGAATAATATAATATTTTTAATTATCTTTGTAGACTATGAAGTTTATAAATTATTTAGTTAGGTGGATATCGAATAATCTTGCAATGCCTTTTTGGGTAGTAGGACATATCCACTTAACTATTAATATCTATAAGGATTTGTATGAAATCCTTGCTTCTTTAGGTATGAACATCATAGTGGCAATAGGCTTTTGGCTAGATTGGAAAGATCACAAAAAAACAACAAGAACATGAAAGAACGAGTTATATGTTACGATATTGAAACCATGCAAGAACTATTCTTAGTTGTATGTATGGTGCCTGGTAAAGCTGGTAAGAGCTTTCAAGTATCTAAATGGAAGAATCAGTTAGATGCTTTTGTTAGATACACAGAAGACAATGCTGATGCTTATTGGGTAGGTTATAATAATCTACGCTTTGACAGTCAGGTTGTTGAATGGATCTTGAGAAATCATGACAATTGGCATGAACTAACTAACTTAGAAATATGTGCAAAAATAGCACAGAAAGCTGCAGATGTTATTCATGATGCTAACTATGATGTATTTCCTGAATACAGAGAACATGAACTAAGTCTCAAGCAAATTGATCTGTTTAAAATTTCACATTTCGACAATAAAAATCGGATGGTTTCATTGAAGAGATTAGAGTTTGAGATGGACCTAGAGAACATAGAAGAAATGCCTATTCATCACACCAAGACTAACATGACCAAGGAAGAGGTTGAACTCACCATTGACTATTGTTATAATGATGTTGATGCTACGTATGAATTCTTTAAGATAACAACTGGTGATACAGATCATCCCTTATACAAAGGAAACAACCAAATAGAACTAAGACAAGATATCTTTGAAGAGTTTGGTATTCCTTGTTTGAACTATTCAGACAGTAAGATAGGTGATGAGATGATTAAGAAGTATTATTGTTCTGAAAAAGGAATAGATTATAAAGAACTTCCAAAGAAAGGATATTTTAGAAAGAGTATTGATGTAAAGAATTGCATTGCAAAGTATGTAACATTTGAGACTCCTCAACTAAAAGAGTTTTTAAAGAAGATTAATAAGATGCAGCTTGGCCTGCAAGATGATTTCAAAGAGCATATAGATTTCTATGGGAATGTGTATTCTTTTATGAAAGGTGGTCTTCATACAGAGAATACACCTAAGGTGTTTGAGGCTGATGAAGAGTACGAGATAATCGATTGGGATGTTAGTTCTTACTATCCTGCAATCATCATCAACAATGGGAAATTCCCTACTCACTTAGGAAAAGAGTTCCTTCGTGGGTACAAACAGATGTTTGATAAGAGATTGGAGCTAAAACCCCTTGCAAAAAGCGATAAGAAGATTAAAGGAATTGTTGGAGCACTTAAACTTGCAGTTAACTCTGTGTATGGTAAGTCATCTGATATGCTATCATGGATATATGATAGGCAGTTAACTATGTTCACCACTATAACTGGTGAGCTTAGTCTAATGATGCTTATCGAGAAATATGAAACCAATGGTATACATGTGATCTCTGCAAATACAGATGGTGTAACTATCAGGATTAAGAAAGACCTAATTCCTTTAATGTATAAGCTTAATGAATGGTGGTGTAGCATAACTCAATATGAGTTAGAAAGAACTGACTATTCCAAAATCATCTTTAGTACAGTGAATGATTACTTAGCAATTATGACTAATGGAGAAATTAAAAAGAAAGGCGATTTCCTTACAGATTTTGAACTTCATAAAAACAAGAGTGCAAGGATTGTTCCTATTGCTCTTGAGCGTTATTTTGTTCATGGTGTTCCTGTCGATGAGACTATTAGAAATCATACTAATTTATATGATTTTTGCTTGAGACAGAAAGCTACTAGAAGTTTCCATTATGAAGGAACTAATAGGGTGACAGGACAAAAGACTATTTACAACAAGTTGATACGATATTACGTATCAAACAATGGAGAAAAGATCTTTAAGGTGAAGAATCCAGAGTGTCAAACACGTGCTGCAGCTATCAGTCAGATAGAAGCAGGTGAATGGCTATGTAAAGTTTGTAATTTCTTACCAAAAAACAGTAAAACTGATAATGTAAATTATGATTACTACATTGAGAAAGCCAACAGAATAATCAGTAAGATTCAAACTGAAGGTAAACGTATCAAGACAGTGTATATTCCTAATCAATTAGATTTATTTCAATGAAAGCTAAAGTTAACAGAGCAAACATTACCAGGCATTTAATCGAGTATCAACTCGATATGGTTGGTAAAAGACTAGTGGATACACTAGATGATGACATGTGGTACTTCAATTGGACCATGACTCAAGAACAACATGAGGAATTCAAGCGTTATGCTATTCCTCTAATCAAAAAAATCTTTAAATGTAACAAAGGAAGAGCTGAACAAACATTTGACTGGTTCAATTTACAGTTTGGTCTTCGTATTAAAAATTAAAAATTATGAACTATTTATTTATTATTTTACCAGCAATAGTTATTGCATCAGTGGTAATTTTGTACGTGCTAACTAGAAATGCACAAGAGATTGAAGAGGAACTACCACCTGTTATTAAGTTTGAACCAAGAAAGGTGACTGATCTTTCTAAAGGACAACTTGGTATAGATCCTGTACCAGCTCCTAAAAAGAAGTATTACAAGAAAAGAAAGAAAAAACCTTCTATCAATGTATCAATTGACAAAAAACCAGTTGGAAGACCAAGAAAAACTACTGAGTAATGAGTTGGTTTGAAGATTGGGAGTATCCAAATGACCACATTTATGCTATGGAGAGACAAAAAGATATTGAATCTTCATGGCAACAATGGGAAGAAGAGCAAACTAACAAAAAACGTTTGCCTGCAATTATTAAAGTAGTAACACCTGTTATAAATGAGACTGAATATAACACCAGAACAATTCGAAGAGCTCATCAAGCGAAGTTATAACTTAGACATTCTTTACTTATTAAAGCTGATAGATGAACAATATGATGTTTCCCCACTATGTGAAGGAAGCATGAGGATTGCTGCTGTCTATCAAGCTTTGATAAGAAAAGGGTTAATAACAGAAACTGATGAGAAACTTACAACATTAGGTAGAGATCTACTAGACTTCTTAAATTTGAAAGCAGGAGCAAAGATTATAAAGAGAAAACCTGCTACAACAGATTTTGAAGAATGGTGGAAGATATATCCAGGCACTGATTCATTTGAGTATAAGGGTAAGAAGTTTACAGGCACTAGAGCTATCAGAAAAGGTAAAGATGAATGCAGACTGAAGTTTGATAAGATAATACTCGAAGGAGAATATACAGCTGCACAGCTTATAGCTGCTTTGAATTTCGAAATCTTACAGAAGAAAGAATCATCTATATATACACACAGTAATAGAATGACCTTTATGCAAAACAGTGTCACCTATCTAAACCAAAGAGCTTTCGAGCCTTATATAGAATTAATTAACTCAGGAGAACAGATCAAAGAATCTCAACAAAAACCAAAAGGGGGTACAGACATATGACACCAAAAGAAAAAGCAATTGAATTAGTAAATAAATTTAGAGACTTTGCTGATGGAATAGATTCTGAAACAGATAGATTTAGTCCTAATATTGAAAAAAAGAATGCCAAACAATGTGCATTAATAGCAGTTGATGAATTAATTTATGAAACACAATTTGAAGTTCCTAACATCAGACAAAGATGGTGGCAAGAAGTTAAAAAAGAAATAGAGCTATTATGAGTTTTGACATATTAGATGCAGAAGTGAACAAAGGCTTAGCTGGTAAGAATAAAGGAATCCCTATGGGTTTTGATAGACTTACAAACTACGTAGGTATTCGTAAGGGTATGTATTATTTGATAGGTGGTAATACTGGTTCAGGTAAGACTAGCTTTATTGATGATGCATTTGTTCTTAATCCTGTTGATTGGGCCCTTTCTAAAGAAGGACAGGCCTCAGGAATCAAGGTGAAGGTTTGGTATAGATCTATGGAGAGAAGTAGAGCCTATAAAATGGCTAAATGGATGTCACGTAAGATCTTTATAGACCAAGGAATTCTTATTCCTGTAGCTAAACTACTTGGTTGGAAGGAAGTGATGACCAAAGATGAGCATGACCTGTATCTACATTACAAAGACTATATGAATGAGTTGTGTGAAGTGGTTACGTTAATCGATGGACCAGAGAACCCTGTAGGTATAGCCAAAGAACTAAAAGC